AAATACATCTGCATTCCATTTAAATTTAAGAGCTAAATAACAGATCCCTGATAGTTTGTGATTAGACCCCCAGCTAGATAATGTGGATAATAAACTTGATGCTGATTGGCCATCAGTTCCAAAGTGAGGTTCTATTGTAATATAACTAACAGCATCTTTGTAAAAATTAGAATCAGAACTTGCAACAGACCTTTGAGTATTATCTGTTAAAGCACCATCAAATGTTACTACTTTGTCATCTACTCTAATCTGTTCTATTGAGTTTATTTCACCCTCACTAAGCACTAAAGCAACATACAGAAACTCATTATCCGTTCCTGAAGTTTCTATAAAAACTCTTGTCCCTCCAACTAACCTCTCACCATAAACAACAGGAATTGATGCGTTGTTTGATTGTTTGTTTACTAATATTCCCTTTTCTGTTTCTTCAAAATCATTAGTTCCAAAGTCAGGAACGTCAGGTTTTGTCGATCTCATAAATAACCATCCAACTGCAAATACTCCAAGAGCAACAAAAGGATTCATATTAGATAAAAAATTAAAAACCCTTACTGCTTTGAATACTTTACTTACTTTTTTAACTGCTCCACCCATTAATTATGAAACTCCCTTTTAAATTTTTTTGCAACTCTATACACCTTGTCGTTTTCATCTAATCTTAACCAGGATATAGACTCGTTTATTTTTAATAATTTTTTAAAATAATTATAAACCCATGACATAACCTCTTTGCTCTTTCTAATAATAACAATATCATATAACCAAATATTAACACCACTTTTCCATTCATTTTTATATATTTTTGAGTTGCGAATATAAGAGTCCTGAGTTTCTTCATTTAGATAGGCCCAATTTACAAAACCAAAAACACCATCCTCATCTTTAAATATTTTATATTGATTGTGATTTATAGAGGGTAATATGTGATAATATAGTTCAGGATAGGTAAACTTTTTATATTTATCATGTTTATAATAAAGATTTATAACTTCATCAAAGGTTGTCATTTTCGACCCCACTTAATATCTAAAACTGTTTGAGA